GTGGCGCTCACAAAGTCCGGGTATTTCAGAGACTTCCCGGAGCGGCTGAATATCTGTCCCTGCCATTCGGCGTGGGAGGGCCTTGCTCCGGCGTGGGCCGTGGTCTCCACCAGGTCTACCCCCAGCTCGTCGGCCCGCGCAATCTGCATCTGGAGGCAGGTCTGATTGACGCCGGTGATGGTTGCCCGCCGTACGGCCACCTCCAGGGTGTCGGTGTGGCCGCTGGGATATTGGACAGCCTCCACGCCTTGCTTGGCAAGGTCCTTGATGGCGCCCCGTATGGCCGTCTCCGCATCGATGGCGCCGCTGCCGATCTGCATATACGCCCGATCCAGCGCCCGCTCAAACTGCTTTGTGGCCGTATTGGCCGTGGTCTTGGTCAGATTGGTGAAAAGCCCCTGGGTCTTCTTCAGCCCTGCCTTCAGAACCTCTTGAACGGCGGCTGAGGCGTTCAGCGGGGAGGCCATCAGCCCCGCCGCCTTGTATACCGCCTCATCCGCCCTCAGGGCCTCCGCTCCGGCCTCGCCCATAATGGCGGCAAGCTCCTTTCGGCTCTTTCCCGTCAGGGCGCTCAGCCGCTTTACGATGCCGGAGCGTACCTCCCCCATCTCCTCCAGCCTTTGCAGCTGGTATTGGGCCGAGGGGATAAACAGGTCAAAGCCGTTGATCCGCCGGGCCATATCCGCCAGGATGTCGGCCTCCGCCTGGGCGTAAAGCTCCACCATGGCCTCGGGTACGCTCTGGAGATACTCGGGGGTCAGCATAGCGGCTTACTCCTCCCCAAAGAGAGGCGGAGGGGCCTCCTGTGGCATATACTCCCGCGTCTCCTCTTCACTGATGCCGAAATACCAGGCCATCAGCTTCTCCGGCTTCAGGTATCCACTGTCCACCAGTTCCTTGCGGCGTACGTACTCCTTGTCGGTGTCCTGGAGGATACCGTCCCCCCAGGTAAAGCTCACCTCGTACGGCCCCTTAGGAGCCAACTTATACAGGGTGGCGTAGAGGTCCATGACCCAGACCAGGTGCTCAAGGGCACTTTGGAGGGCCTTCTGGATCTCGCACACCGCGGCGTAGGAGCGCTGCTTGCCGCTGCGGACCTCCTCCGCCGTCTTGTCTACGTTCTGGGGATCGGACAGGGTGCCATAGGCCAGATTGCAGTTGAACTCAATGCGCTTCAGCAGCTTATCAAGCCCATTGAAGAGAGCGCTGTCCCGGATAGCCGGGCTGAAGACTTTGTAGAGGTCTCCGCCGCTGCCCTGGTCGATAGCCAGCTCCCGGAAAAGGCGCTTGCTGCGCTGCGGCAATTTTGTGGGCTTGCCGTCGGGGCCGGATACCCGGAGGGCACCCTGGCTGGCGTCCACCGCCAGCTCACTGCCCTCGTACTCCCAGAGGATACGGCTGTACTGCTTGTCGGCCTCGCAGATAAGCCCCACGGCCCGGCTGTATACCGATACCCCCAGCGGGCTGTCGGGATCCACCGTGTTGCCGGAGGGAATGCGGAAGTAAGAAAACAGCATTCCCTCCGGGACGGTGCCGTCCTTGTATTTGATGGTCAGCTCCGGCTCCAGGTCGGCCCACTCGTCCACGGTATCAAGGCTGCATGGGGTCCCCAGGCTACCGCGGGACTGGGAGGCATAGGCCACGTTGCGGATCTGATAGCCTGCATCGGTGAGCTGGTGGTGCTCCATGCGGGTGTAACAGGTCTTACCCTTTGTCACCTGCTCCCAAAATACGGTGCCAGTCACGTCACGGCGGCTGTTGAAAGATGTGGGGATAAAGCGCCAGGCCGGGACGCAGTCCACCGCGATGCATTTGCCGTCCACATAGGGCTTGAACACCAAGCCACCGACGGCGCACGCCGTCTCCACATTGGCCCGGAGCCGGTCAAGCACCTCTCTTTTGTACTCTCCCTGAAGATAATCCGCCCTGGGGCTGCCGCTCACGCCGCTCTCCAGCTCCACCGTCACCAGCCGGGCGATCTCTCCGGCAATGGCAGCCGGCAGGCCCAGGCTCTTGGTGGTATCGTCCAGCCAGGGCGCCATTCCCAGAAACATGTTGCTCCAGTTATCAATGGCCGTCTGCATCTCGGAGCTGATGGCCACATCCACCTTCAGGGCTTGCTTTGCGTCGGAAATGTGAAGCATTTTGGCCAGCACCCCCCTTATCCACGAAAGAAATTTTTGAAGCATCACTGCCCCCTCCGCTTCCAGACCTGCTCCATGGCATAGCGCACCGCGTCGATGTGATGGTTGTTGGCGTCAGGATAGCCGCTTATGATCTCTCCATCCCTGGTCCGCTCATACTCGTACTCGGTAAACTCCTTCGCCGTGTCCGGGCAGGTCTCCGGGTCGATGATGATGGCGGAGAGGGATTGCAGCCATTTCATGGAGTAGTCCACCGAGCCAGGGCCTTTCTCCGCCCCACGGCACAGCAGACCGTAGTTTTTATAATCCTGGACGCTTTTTGGCTCGGCGCTGTCCGCCGTTATCATGTCGTTCCCGGTCACTCCGGCCTCCAGCAGCGCGTCCGCCGTAGCCCGGTTCCCGGCCTTGTAGCGGGTCAGTTCCCGGAAGATGTAGAGCACCCGCCGGGCGGTGTCAAAATGTACCCGGTTCCAGACCCAGGGATCGGGGAAATAGCCCCAGTCCACGCCGTCGTAGATGCGGTCAAAGCGGCTGCGCTCCTCCTTGGTAATGACCCGAAGCTGAACATTCTCAAAGACCATTCCGCCGGAGCCATTTGCCACCCCCAGGTATTCATGCTCATAGGCTGCGGGGTTTACCTGCTTGACAAATTCCGCCTCGTCGATGAACGGTTGCCCCAGCCACTTTGGTGGCACGTCCAGGTAGGTGCTCTTGTGCAGCAGCCGTCCGGGCTTTGGCATCTGTTGGGCCCGGTTCACCCAGTTGTTGGCCGTCTTGGGCGGGTTGTAGGTCTTGAACACAAAGGCCTTTTCACCGCCGCGGATAACCGACTGGCGGATGTTTCGCACCTCTTCCTCCCCGGCAAACTGGTCCAGCTCCTCAAACCACAGCACCCCGATGTAGCCAAAGGGCGGTGTGACCGATTTTAGTTTCTTGGGATCGTCGGCGCCCCGGAAATAGATCTTCTGCCCGGTGGCCGTCAGGGTGATCTCCATGGGGCTTACCGTGCTGTCAAACTCGGCGTCCAGTCCCAGAATGGCAATGGCCCACAGGATCTGTGCGAAAACGCTGTCACGTAGCGTGTTACCCACCTTGCGGACACACAGGGCATGAAAGTCCGGGTGGTTCTTCAGCAGCCACACGATGACCAGGGACACGAAGGAGGACTTGGTGGAGCCACGGCCCCCCGCCAGCTCGTACTCGGTGTAAAGCTCATCCACCACGGCCATAAAGACCGAGGCGAAGGGCGGTGCGATCACACGCGCCGGCAGATCATAGCGCTCCTCGTCCTTTCGCCGGGGCGCGATGCCGGTGTACTTGTCGATCATGATCCCCACAGCCGTAGCGATGTCCCGCACGTTCTTGGCCTGGGGCAGCACCTCCAGCAGCCGGTCCAGACTGGCCTCGCAGAACGCTACCACCTTGGGCGTTTGCTCAGCCAGCGCCTCCAAAATCTCCGCCGCATTCTGCTCCTTTTTTTGGTGGCATTTTTCGGCAGTATCTTTCTCTCTTAGCACGATAGTTTTCACCGTGTTGCGGGACACGCCATTCCGTCGTGCCGCTTCGGAGTAGTTCCCGGTGTCCACGTAATCGGCAATGATCTTTTTCCGCTGCTTGTCGGTCAGCTTTCCGGCCACCGGTCCCTCCCTCCTCCAAAAGCAAAGCCCCACCGGATTTTGACCCGGCAGGGCTTTATGTACTATACGTTTTTACCATCCTACCACATCGGAGCTGAAAAATCTTCCCGTTTTTTTCTCAATTTTCAGCGCAGCCATAGAGGGCAACAGTAAACTTACGCAATGCGGCGTCCCGGCGTCGGTAAATACTGGACTGCTCCACAGCCAGCTCCTCACACAATCTGGACACGTTTCCTTTGCCCCGGTGGATGTAAAATCGGTCCAGCACCAGCCGCTCTTCGTCATCCAGCACACCCAGACCGCCATCTACGATGTCCACCCAGAGTTTGGCCTGTTCCAGCGCCCGTTCCAGCTCCTCCCGGTGGACGATGTTGGACAGCATTGCATCCTCTCGTGTGCTGCCGCCCCCAGAGACCGGGATGCTGTCCGTAGTTGCGCTGCGAATGGCGGTAAGCGCCACGTTCAGCCGTCTGATCTCCTCCGGGATGCTGGCAAGGGACTGCTTGTGAGCCTCGTATCCCTTCAGTTTGTCTATAGCTTCAAATTTCCAGTTCATAGCGCACCTCCCCGCAGTTGCTTTCGCAGCCTCTCCATGTCCTCCCGCGCCCTGCGGTCAGCCTCGCCGGGTATCCCTGGCTGCGGAGCGGTAGCCCCGGCCCCAGGCTTATATTTTCCTCCAGTACGTTTCTGCGCTTCGTGTTGGAATTCCAGGGCCTCAATGTCGGCAATGCACTTGACCCCAGAAGCGCTCCATCGCTGGAGAATAGCCTTGATGTACGCCCACGACGGCTTCCGGTTGTCAAGTGCTATATCGATAGCCCTTCGGCAGACGTCAGGACCCATGCTTTGCTCATAGCCGGCAAGCTCAAAAAGAGATCTTTGCGAGGCAGAGGGGTTCACCCGGTTGAGATAATCCGCCACCGCCGACGACGGCGAGGGGGGTATGGGGGGAGGACATTCGTCCTCATTCTCTTTCTCTATCTCATTCTTTTTCTCTTTCTCTATCTTGTTCTCTTTCTTGCTTCCGCCTTCCACTTGCTTTGACTTTGCTTCCATTTTGCTTTTGGTTTGCTTTTGGCTTGCTTTTTCTTTCCCCTTGCTTTTGGCTTGCTTTTTCTTCCCTCCGGCTTTCCCACTCTCAGCTTTGCGCCGGCTGGAATCCAGGGTGGGCCGAATCAACTCCAGGGCGATGGCAACCGCGTCCGGTAGAGCGTCCATATCCGGCTCTCTGCCGTAGAGGGCGTAGTCCACAATGGCGTCATAGGCTCTTGCCCGGTCAGCGGGCCGCTTGATGCGGCCCACCGCCTTGGCAAAGCTCTCGTAGAATGTAAACTGGGTTCTCTCCATAATTATTGCTCCCATGGAAGAGGCCCATCATCGGGATCATAGGCGGAGACGCCGGAAACGGGGGCCTGGGGTTCCAGGGTCTTCAGCGCCGGGATCGTGAAGTCGCCCTTGGCGATGGCGTCCACGGAACGGGTCTGGAACACATAGAGCCGGGTCTTTTTCCGTCCGTCGTTGCCGATGTACTCCTCTTCGCCCAGGATAACGCCAAAGCGCTTTCCCACAAGGCCCTCCGGGTCACGGGTATCAAAGATATAGCCGGGGTTGGACTCTTCCACACAGGTCTTAAACGCCTTGAAGAAGCCCAGAGCCGTCTCCTTGTAGGAGCGGATCAGGGCAATAGGCCAGAAGCCAGCGCGGTCATAAGTGGCCTGGTTGTCGCCCTTGTAGCTGCCCTCGGCGAAATCCCACTCGATGCGGAGGTATTCCCTGTCCTCCTTGTCCTCCACCCTGACGATCCTGGCAATGTAGGCGCCGGGAGCGGGACGGTCCGCAGTCTCCTTTACGTTGTTCCAGTCTACGTTTCTCATGCTTTTTTCTCCTCCTTGGTTTTCTCGTGATAGGGATCTTCGGGTGAGCTGGGGTCAAAGGAGCTGCCAGGAAGTTGAGGGCCGGAGAGACCGTAATACTCCCGGATGGTCTTATCCACCAGGGCAAGATCGTTGTCGATCTCAGCGGGGAACATCTCCATAGGGCTTTTGGCCGTGCAGATGCCCTCGGACTGGGTCTGGAAGTAGTGCCGGTCCTTTGCCGCCCTGCACAGCAGCACAATGGAGAAAAGGCCCTCCAGGGTGAGCTTTTCATCCAGCATCTTCCCGATGGTCTTGGCCTTCAGAACGCCCTCGGCGTCCGGCTCGGTGTGGTGGAGGAAGTAGACGATCACGTCCTCCGGGGTGCTCTCCACCACATACTTCACCAGATCCCGGAAGTGAAGGGCGATATCGGTGAACTTGTTGTATCCCGTCTCCTTGGCCCGGTCAAAAAACTCAAAGGCCATGAGGTATTGGCTGTCGTCGATAACATAGACCTTCCGATCCCAGGCCCGGATGCCCTCTTTGATGGTCTCATAGCCTGGGCGGTTGACAAGCTGCAGCTTGCCCCGGAAGGGAAAGGGCTTGGAGGCCACATTGAACACACCCACCAGCGCCGGATCCAGATTCCGCATGGAAGCGGATTTTCCGCTGCCGGAGGCGCCGAGGATCAATACAGGGATTCCCATTTTTTACACATCCTTTTTTATAATCTCAAGTCCCATCTGTTTTGCCAGAATAGCCGGGCTGGTATCCAACAGTTCAAGGATCCAAGCCCGGAACCTGGCTTCGCTCATCTCATTGCCGTCCATCAGATATATGTCATGCTCCATTTTCGACCTCCTTTTAGTTGGCGCCGGCGGCGGGTGGCATTGTGGCTGTGGCCTCATCTGCTTCCCATTCCACATCCAGCCCCGCTCTTATGTAGCGATCTCTTTTCGGACTTTGCTCTGTCAAGCTCCGCGCCGGTCTGGTCGCTCGGTCGCTTTCCCTCCGACTCGGGCTGGTCTTGGGCCGCTCTGCAGCCCTGCGCTCGCCCTCGCTCCAGTCCAAGCTTCCTCGCAGACCGTCGCCTCCGCTCTTCGTCCTACTCATTCAAGCCTTCGCCAGCTCAGTACTATTGCATCAAGAATGTGCTCCATCTTCTCCGGCGTCAGCCCTGTGGCTTTATACGCCTCCAGCCCCTCCAGCGTCAGCGGCTCGTTGGGCTGGGCCTCCGGGTGGGTCTTCAGCAGGTCGACGGTTGCAGTCAGCGCTTCAATGCGATTTTTAGTGGCCTCTATTCCTGCTTCCGCCTCTAACCGGCCAAAAAACAGAACAGGATCAGCAATCATAGTTTGATTTTGCCGAATGGATCCCTCCAGAATGCAGCGTCATCTGCGTCTCATAGTTGAGCCACAGGGTCTCCGTCCTGGCCCCGCCGCACTCGCACCTGGCGGGCATCTGGAGCTTGTCCCAGACTGTTGTCATCCCCGCGTAGGGTCATAGTTCTTAAAATCCGGCACAGACTTGAAAATCCGCCGATTATTGCACCACCGCTGAAGCCTCCGAATTTCCTGTGGTGCGTTCGGCTTGTCATACGGCATCACATATGGATCAAAGCCTAAGTCTCGCAAAGTGTAGATACGCTCAAGGTTCTCGTCCATTGTGGTGTCGTAATTTACCAGTGTGTATACCGTCCCATATCTCCCATTTGGGCGGCGTGTTGCCAGCTCCTTGTAAAGCCGCAGACCTCGCAGAACGCCATCTCGTTCTTTCATGTAGTCCCAGGCAAAGTGTATCTGCTTGAGCTTGATACGGTTAATGGCGGCGATGTTATCCTCATTGAGCAGTCGGGCGTCAAGTCCCTGCGTAATGTCCACCCAAGCCCCGCTCTGGGCCAGTTGCCCCAAGAGGTCAATGTGCTGTGGACAGGCCAGGATATTGGGGTCAAGTAGCTTGATATATTTCTGGCCCCTCCACCACTCGGAAAGATCGGCCACCTTGACCGCCCTCCGCCCCTCTTTCTCCGCAACAATGCAAAAGTGGCAACCTCGCGGGCATCCTCTGGTCAGGAAGCCATAGGCGGTGTCCTTGCAAAGCTCCGGGTACAGGGAGTAATCCGGGTATATATGCTCTATT